GGTGCGGCTGAGCCTACAGGAGGTGCTCGAGCTCAGCATGGCGGACATCGCCCTGCTGGCCGAGCACCCGCGCCAGCGGATGCCCACCGCGTCCGATGAAGAGTGGAGCTCGAACGTCTACCTGGTCGAGGTGTGGGCCCGCGCGCGTGGCGTTCGCCAGGTCCTCGACGCGCAACCGAAGCCGGACACGCGTGCCTGGTCGGATGACCGTGGAAACCAGGTGCTCACCGCGGCGACGGTTGCGGCGATTGCCATGAGTTGGCCGCACACCGACCCGACCATCAGCCGTCATTCCGACTATCTCCTGCCGCTCAGCGGATTTCTGGCTCGTCACCTGGACGCGGCCACCGCCGCGGCGCTGCTGAAAGATGCCGTGCGTGCCGCCGGCGATGTCGGCTTTCTCAACGATCGCACCCGGCGGTGGGAAGACGAGGTCGATCGTTTGGCGCAGGGCTCAGCGCAGAAGATCGCCAACAATCAGCCAGTCGAAGGACTGCCAACGATCGATAAGCGCTGGCCAGAGTTGGCCGATTTTCTGTCGACGCAGTATCTGGCCCGCGTTGGGGGAGAAGGTTCGCGCAGTTCGTCCACTTCAGACAAAGGCTTCTCGTTCACCATGCTGGCCAGCGCGCTCGAGGAACCGCCGGAGGTGACTGCCTTTCTCGTCGAGGGGCTGCTGCCGCGCGGCGGCGTGTCGTTGTGGGGCGCCAAGCCGAAGGTCGGCAAGAGCGTGATGGTGCGTAATCTGGCCATGAGCGTGGCACGCGGAGAACCATTCCTGGAGCATGCCTGCCACCAGGGCACGGTTGTCATCCTGGCGCTCGAGGAAAAGCGGGCAGAGGTGATCAACCACTTCCGCATCATGGGCGGCATCGATGAGGCGGTGCATCTGCACACTGGCGCTGCGCCGGGCAACAGTAAGCAAGGGCTAGCAGCGCTCGCGGCGGCCATCACGCTGTACCAGCCAGCGCTGGTAATCATCGATCCCGTTTTCAAGTTGGTGCGGGTCAAAGACTCGAGCGACTACGCCGAGCTGACACGCGAGTTGGAGCCAGTCATCGAACTTGCGCGCAACAGCGGCTGCCACATCGCGGTGACCCATCACCTGGGCAAGATGGTGCGCGACGGGGGTGACGATGTGCTGGGCTCGACGGCAATCTTCGGCGCGGTGGACACCCTGGCGCTCATGCGCCGTCGCAAGGACCAGCAGCGCACGCTGGAAACCATCCAGCGATACGGAAAGGACCTGAACGAAGTCGTCGTCCCACTGGACGAAGTCAGCGGCACGGTCAGCCTGGGCATTGGGGTCGTCGAACTGAAGGTAACCGAGGCAAAGGATCGGGTGCGCGAGACCCTGGGTAGGTTCGCTGCCGATTATTGGGCGGATAGCACAAAGGTTCGCGAGTCGGCCGAACTGGATCGCAACGTCACCATACGGGCCCTCAAGGAGCTCGTCGAAGACGGAAGTGCCGAGGTCAGAGGCGCGGGGAAGCCTCGTGACCCCTTCCAATATCGACTTCTACGCTTGGGCTCAAATGAGCCCAAGGAGGGTGAGACTGAGAGTGAAATGTATCCGTATTCCGTATTGCCTATATCTATAAGGAATACAGAATACGGATACTCGGCGGGGCCCGCGAACGGCGTCGAGCCAGTGTGTCGGCAGTGTGGTCGAGGGGAGGAACTGCACACGCCTGACAACCCCGTCTGCGCAGATTGGGCGGCACCGTGACCTATCGCTCGACAACACCTATCGCTTCTCGACGCGCTGACGGCAGGCGCACCTGCTCGCGACATCGCACCAACGGCGAACCCTGCCGTGCGCTGGCTATCCGTGGTGCAAACGTCTGCTATGTCCACGGCGGCGCCGCACCGCAGGTCAAGCTCGCCGCGGAGGAGCGCATACGGGCGCTCGTCGACCCGTCACTCAATCGCATCGCCAAAGCGATCGACGACGACGAGAACCCGCAGCTCGCGCTCGCCGCGGCCCGCGACATTCTCGACCGCGCCGGCTACAAGGCGACCGAGAAGATCCAGCAGGACGGCAGGGTGACGCTCGAGATCGAGCTCGTCAAACGCCCACTCGAACTACCCGAAAGCTAATGCCGACTATCCGCATCCAACTGCCCGAGCCGCACGCCACCCAGCAGCAACTGCTCGAGGAGGCGCGTCGCTACAACGTGGTCGCACTCGGGCGCCGAGCCGGCAAGTCCACGCTGGCACAACACATCCTGGTCATGCGCGCGCTGCAACGCCGCCAGCCAGTTGGCTACTTTGCGCCGACGTACAAACTCCTGGGCGAGTTCTGGCGGGAAGTCCGGAACCTGCTCGAGCCCGTCACCGTCATCAAGTCCGAGCAGGATCACCGTATCGAGCTCCTGGGCGGCGGCGTATTGGACTGCTGGAGTCTGGATGACCCGAACCCGGCGCGTGGCCGGCGGTACGGGTTGATCGTGGTGGACGAGGCGGCGATGGTGCGCGATCTACTCGACATCTGGCATCTCGCACTCCGACCGACATTGACCGACCTGTCTGGTGGTGCCTGGTTCATGTCCACGCCCCGCGGCTTGAATGATTTTCACACGCTATACCAGCTCGGGCAAGATCCGCTCCAGTTGGAGTGGGCGTCGTGGCAGATGCCGACCAGTGTGAATCCGTTCATTCGGACCGAGGAGCTGGTGGCGGCGCAAAAGGAATTACCGGAGCGGGCGTGGGCGCAGGAATACAACGCCATGTTCCTCCAGTTGGAGGGCGGCGGGGTGTTCCGCGGTGTGGATGCGGTCTCCCGACTCCAGCCGGCGGAGCCGGTGCGCGGGCATCAGTACACCATTGGCGTGGACTGGGGCCGCACCAACGATTTCACGGCCATCAGCGTGATCGACGCCACGTACATGGAGCAGGTCGCACTCGATCGCTTCTCGGAGATCGACTACGAGATGCAGACCGAGCGTTTGCATCGCTGGTGCGAGCTCTATCACCCGACGCTCATCGTGGCCGAGCACAACAGCATGGGCGGGCCGCTGACCGAACGCTTGCAGACCGGCTACGCGCGGCTCCTGGGCAGGGCAAGAGCGGCCCTGCCAGTGTGGGCCTGGGAGGCCACCAACGCCAGCAAGGCCGCGCTCGTGCAGAGTCTAGGGCTTGCCATCGAACGGGGCGACCTCACCCTGCTGGACGACGCTGTCCAGCAGAGCGAGCTGCTCGGCTATGAAGCACAGGTCCTGCCAAGCGGCATGCTGCGCTACACCGCGCCGAGCGGGCAGCACGACGACACGGTCATCGCACTCGGCCTGGCGTACCTGGGGGCACAACGCGAAGAGCACCCGCTGCCGGCGCGCTCGAGCTACGCGTTCACGGGACGGCGCCGCTAATGGCGTTCGTGTGGAGGTACCCGGATATGGACTGGTGGATGTGGGCGCTGGTGGCGCTCGGGGCGTGGACCGGCGTCAGCCTACTCGGGGGTTGGGTTGCTAGCCGCCTGTTCCAGTGGCTCCGCGATGGATGAGGCTGCACTCGAAAGCACTCGGGCACCGAGTGCTTCAGCCGAGCCACAGCCTGCGGCAGTGTCTGAGCGCGAGGACATCCTGGCCGGGCTGGACGTGCTGGTCGGCTTGATGGCGTGCCTGGCGGCGATGGACGAGCGCCAGGACGACTACGCCGCATGGGTGGCCGACACGGTGAACCGACCACTCGAGCGCGTTGACCCGCACTGGCTCGCGGCGTGACGGATACGCGCTCGCTTCGCTGGCTGAGCGCCCTCGGCCAGCCCGCACGTGCGCCGCAGAAGGCGCCGCCCGCGGCAGGCGTGCTCGAGCCCGATCGATGGGCGATCCCGCAGGAGTTGCGGAATCACCACGCCTGGGCAGTCTGGCACTACGCGTACGAAAACAATCGCTGGAGCAAGCCGCCCTACAACCCTGAATCGGGCGAGAAGGCCGAGCCGAGCGATAGCAACACGTGGTCCGACTTCGACACGTCGTACGAGGCGTACCACGCGCAGCTCACGCCGAAGGACGGCGGCCGACCCTACGACGGCGTGAGCTTCGCGTTAGATTTGCGCTGGGGCATCGTCGGCGTCGACCTGGACCACATCAGCGAGCACCGCCTCGAGGCGGACCGCATCGTCCAGCAGCTCGGCTCGTACACCGAGTTTTCTCCAAGCGGCGACGGCTACAGGATCTTCGTGAAGGGCGTGTTGCCCGAAGGCCGAAGGCGCCGCGGGTGGGTCGAGATGTACAACCAGCGGCGCTTTCTCACCGTCACGGGCCACAAGCTGCCGAACGCGCCGGCAACGCTGATGCGTTCGAGCAATCTCTACCAGGTCTGGAACACGTGGCTTGAGCGCGGCTAGACAGGCTTGTCGCGCTGCTGACGCTCTGTCCCGGTGTGCGGTTGCGAGTCCTGATTCGGATGGTTGGGATCGACGCCGGCCATGCGCTGCGCCTGGCGCGTGCGCTCCTCGTCGAGCTGGGCGGCTTCGGCCTGCTGCTCTTCGAGCGTTTTTGGTACGCCCGCGATGCGCTGAAGCACGTCTTCTGGTGTCTGGCGGCGCTCGTCGTCGTGGATCTTGGGGTTGGTGTTCGTCACGGCTGTTCGCGTAAGCACGGTCGGTGCCAACACTGAGAGGAAACGGACTACCGTCCGGCTCCGAATGCGCGTAGAGTGAACGCGCGTCCACCTATGCCCATCGATCGGTCGAAGAAGCAACTCAAGGCACCCGACTCGGAGTACCTGACGTCGCTGCAGACCGAGCTCGGCGACCTGTACCTGCAGCAGGACAACGACATCGACCTGGTCCGCGAGCAGCGCGAGATGCGCCGCCCCGCGCTCAGCGAAGCCGACAAGGACTATGTCCTAGTACATGTTGATCCGCGGGACCCGGACATCACCGAGGAAGCATTCCAGCAGACCGCGATCCTGACGCTCGAGCGCCCCAAGCTGAGCATCGTCGGCGGCGAGGGCGACACGGCGCAGACCGTCGCATCCAAGCTCGAGCACTTCACCGAGGAAACGCTCTGGGAGTGCGGCACGCGCGAGCCCGGCAGCGACACCATGACGCAGGTCACCGACGCCACGCTGAACGACGGCGGCGGCTGGGCGAAAATCCTGTGGCAGTCTGACCTGTGGGCCGAGCGGTACGGCATCCCCGACCCGTCCAAAGATTCGAAGGCGAGCACCGCGGACTACACGAACTACGACAAGCTGACCGAAGAGGCGAAGAAGCGCGCCGGCCCGCCGTTCGTGTGGGCGTACGTCGACCCGCGCAAGGTCTACCCGCAGTGGTCGAACGGCTATCTGTGCGAGGTGCTTGAAGTCTCGCAGATGCCGATGCGCTCGGCGTTCCGACGCTACCGGTTGGGCTACGACTCGCAGGGCAACATCGTCCCCGAGGAGCTCGGCCAGGCGCAGAACATCATCGAAGCCAGCAGGAACGTGCTCTCATCGGTGACGTTCCTCGAGCACTGGGACGACACCTGGGTCAGCTACGCGATCTGCGGCCAGAACTATCAGGGCGACCCGACGGGCTACATCGTCAAGCAGTTCAAGCACAAATACCCGTTCGGGGTGCCGTACGACTACGCGCCAGGGCTGACCATGAACTTCTGGAGAAACAGAAAGGTCGGCTGGGGCATCGGTCGCACGAAGTTGTGGCTCGTCCAGTACCGCCAGTACCTGCGGGCAATGCATGCGCAGTACGTCGCCAGGGACCTCCTCTCTCCCCTGGTGACGTACGGCGAGACGCCCGCGGCGGCCATCATTGGCGACGACGGCCTGCCCAAGGAAACCGATACCACGGTCCACCCTGGCGAGATCCTGAACCTGCCGCCTGGGCGCCAGTTGCAGCGCATCCAGTACCCGGACGCGGCCACGCTCGAAAAGCACATGAGCCTGATCGACGGCGCCATCCGCGACCTCGAGTCTCCACGCGTCACGACCCTGTCAGGCATGGAAGGCGCCGGCTTCGCGATCAGCCAGGTGCTGAGCTACTCGCGCACTCGAGTGGGCCCGGTCCGCCACGGCCTCGAGTCGCTGCTCAAGGGCCAGACCGAAAAACTCTGGGCCTTGATCCGCGATCGCGCCAACGAGAAGGTCTACGTGTTCTCGGGCGGCGTCGACGTCGGCTCGGGCAAGGCCGCGGCCGAGTTCATCGGCTTCGGGCCGAAGGACCTCGAGCGCCCCATGCGGATCAAGTGGGAAGTGCAGGCCCAACTCCCGACCGACGAGATGATCATGGCGCGCTACGCCCACGAGCGGTTGGCAGCCGGCACTTACGGGAAGGACGAGGCCGTGACCTACCTGGGCGACAACCCTGACGAGATCCGCCGCAGCATCGCGCGTGATCGCATTCGTTCGAGCCCGGCCTACGAAAAATGGCTCGATGCCGAGGTGTTCATGGAAGCCGGCCGCGGCGACATGCTCCAGAAGGCCCAGGATGCTGAATCGCTCGCACTTGGCGGCCAGCTCGGTGGGGCTGGATCAGGCCCTCCAGGGCTGCCACCGGGCGGGCCGCCGGGGCAGCAGCCGCAGCCGGGCGTGTTCGAAGGCGGCGGGCCTGGGGCGGGTGGGGTTCCCGACCTGGGCGCGCTGGCCGCGGCTCCCAACGGCGCGGGCGTCGGTCCGCCGCCGTACCAGCAGGTCGTGCAGGGCGCACAACAACCGGGAGGTGCATGATGGCGAAGTACACGACCAGCAAGGACGATCGCGCTGACAAGAAAGCCGGCATCAAGCCCGGTTCAAAGCGGGACGTGGCGCTCGACAAGCGCCGCGGCGTCAAGGAGCCGAAGGGCAAATAGCCGCACATGGCCACGTCGGCGAAGCAGAACGAGATCGTCGCGCTGCAGCAGGAAATTACGTCCGAGGTGCACCGCGACGCATCGTCGATTGCGACCGGCGTCTTTGGCGAAAACAAGAACCACCCTGACATGGCGCAGGTGTCCAACGCGCAGCTCGACGACCTGTATCGCGCGAAGTACCAGTCGAATGATCGCCAGTGGCTGCAGGCCGAGGCGAAGCGCGACCCGCAGCAGTTCCTGGACGTGGCGAAGCGCATCGGCGTGCAGCCACCGAACACCGCGCCCGGTGCGCCGCCGATAAAGCCGGCGGGCGCACAGGCAGTTGAGCAGGCGATGACGGCAATGGCCGCACCACCACCCGCGCTGCCGCCGCCACCTGTCGCACCGCCGGCTCCGATGGCTGCTCCTGCTCCATCGATGCCCTTGCCGCCTGCCGCGGTTGGGCCGCCACCCGCGATTCTGGGGCCGAACGGTATGCCGCTGCCGCCCTCAGGGATGTAAGCCGCCGTGCCTGGGACGATCCTGCGCGACGACTGGCAGGCCGCGGTCACCGATCGGCTGCAACAGCACGCGCGAGACGCGTTCCAGGCGGTCCAGGACGCGAACCAGCCGCCGCTCCAGCCCGTTTCCATCCCCGGCTCAAATCCGCAGATCATTGCGCCGCAGATTGATCCGAACGAGATCGTGCAGCGCTTGCAGCAGCACGGGCAGAGCGTGTGGGACGCCGTGCAGCAGGCCAACCAGCCGCCGTTCCAGAGCGCACAAATCGACCCGAACGATGTGACCGCACGTCTCCAGCAGCACGCCCAGGACGCGTTCCAATCGATCGACCAGAATGTCCAGAACATCGGCACGGGGCTGCAGAACGTCCAGCAAGCCGTGCAGCCGGCAGTGCAACAGGCGCAGCAGGGCGTCCAGGACGTAGCGCAGGGCGTACAGGAGGCGGTGCAGCCCGCGAGTGGGGGCACGCCGGGTGTCGACCGCGGCGGCGACCTGCACGCGTACGCTCGAGCGGCAGCTCAGCGTGCGGGCATCGACCCCGACATCTTCGAACGCCAGATCCAGCAGGAGTCGGGTTTTCTCCCCACTGCCAAGTCTCCGGCTGGAGCGCAAGGCATCGCGCAGTTCATGCCGGCGACCGCGGCCGGCATGAACCTCGACCCGAGCGACCCGTACGCCAGCCTCGATAGTGCCGCGCAGTTGATGGCCGCGAACCTGAAAAAGTACGGCGGCGACTACGGCAAGGCGCTCGCGGCGTACAACGCCGGCCCAGGCAACGTCGACAAGTACGGCGGCATCCCCCCGTTCGAAGAGACGCAGCGCTACGTCAGCACCATCCTGGGCAACGCCAAGCAGGCGGTGCAGGGTGCCGTCGAAGCCGGCAAGTCTGCCGTGCAGAACATCCTGCCGGGCGTCAGCCAGTTCGGCGACAAGCAGCTCACCAATGCCGAGGCGTACGCCGCGTGCGGACCGGCGGCGGCCGTGCGGTTCGCCCAGGCGATGGGTCGCAACCCGACGCTCAGAGAAGCGACGGACCTGGCGAAAACCGTGGGCTGGACGGAAGACTCGGGCATGGCCGGCTTGCAGTCCGAGAGCAAGCTGTTCAGCGAGATGGGCGTCGCGCATCGTGTGCTCGGACCCGATTGGCAGGCATTCGGGCGCGAGGCGCAGAGTGGCAACCCGGTCACGCTCAGTACGCCTGGGCACTACTTCACGGCTGACGCGTACGACCCCGCGAGCGGCGCGTTCCACGTGGGACAATCGGGCCTCGACCTGAAGGGCGGCTCGGAGTGGATGACGCCGTCGCAGATGGAAGGGCGTATGGGCGCGCTCCAGGGCGGACTGGTCGCCGACCATCCGGGGACGCCGTCGCCGTCGCCCATTTCGCAGGGTCCGGGCGGGTTGATTCAGCGCGCCGGTCAGGCGATCCAGCAGGGCGGGCGAGCGATTGGCGAGGGGTTGCAATCGCTCGACAACACGATCAAGACCATCTCGAGTGCTGGGCCATCGACGGGTGCGGGGCAAGCGCTCGCATCGTTCGACCAGCGGCGTCAGGACCTGGCCGACCAGATCAGCGCGGCACCGGGACAGATTCAGGAAGCGTTCGCGGCGAACCAGGCCAACCCACCGCTTGCGGGCGCTCGAGAAGCGATTGCGAACGCGCCCGTGCTCGGTGGCGCGCTCGGCATGGCGCGCGGGCCGATGCTGCTCACTGACGAGGAAGTGTTGCGTACACCCGAGGCGGAGACAGCGCGTATGATCCTTGATCGACCAGTCAAGGGCCGACCTGTCGAGCCCTCGAGCGATGCCGACGTGGCGGAGGCCGCGCGTGCGTTGCTGACGTCGCAGGCTGTGGCTATGACCGGTCGGGGATTCGGTCGTGAGCCGTTGCCTGCTGCCGCGGCGGCTGAGACGACGGCGACGCGCATGTTCCACGGCACGGGCTCAGT